GGTCAATCTGCGGGGGGGGTGGTGGTGGTGGAGGACGACTCCTAATGGATTCAGTAGTGGTGTGTGTGCGAGCGAAGCGAGCACCGAGCACGGACGTGACGACACACCGACAAAAAAGTAAGTACTTACTAACTAAAAGTAAGTACTTACTAACCTAAAAAATAATAGTAAATAAAGTAAAAAAAGTCTAGGCGTATTAGTATATAAGTAGTATAATTTTTATATTAGCTACTAAAGGGCGGTACTAATAACTACTTAACTAGCCCTAAATAAAAGGTAAAAATATGGCTACTAATAAAGCTAAAAACCTAAACCCTAGCGTAAAACCTAGCGTTACCCCTACTACTACTATTACGCCTAGTAATATAGCTAGTACTAACCCTAAACTTACTTTTATTAGCGGTAAAGCTAGGGCTACTCATAATAATACTAGGGCTAAAAGCGTAAACGGTTATACGTACGCTAACGCCCTAAGTCACTACGCTACGCTAGGTTTTAAAAAGGTAGATTTAAACTACGATATTTTTAAAATTAAAAGCCTTAGTACTAGCTAACTAGGTAGGGGGGCGTAAGCCCCCTTTTTTTATAAACTAAATAATGATCATGATCTATGTTCCATGGTTGGGGGATGATGGTTCTTTGGTTCTTTGGTTTCTTCATGTTCTTCAGATCGTGATCTGTGTCTTCTGTCTGTCTTGTCTTCGTTTGTGGTCCGCCGAAGGCGGACGATTCTTCGCGGACGCGAACAAAAAGTAAGTACTTACTAACCTAAAAAGATTTTAAATTAATTACCGATCATGCTTTACTTTACTTTAGATCGTTAGTATACTACTAGTATAAAGTAAGTAAGGGCTCCGTCCTTTTAAAATTAGCTCACTTAATATAGGTAATATCTATGGCTACTAATAAAGCTAAAAAAACTCAGTCTATCGCTCCTAGCGTTAGTACTGGTAAATTAACCTTCGTCCCTGGTAAAGCTAGGGCGGATCATAATAACGCTCGTGCTAAAAGCGTTAATGGTTTAACCTACGATCAAGCGTTAGCTCATTATGCTACGCTCGGTTTTAAAAAGGTTGACCTTAACTACGATTTAAATAAAATTAAATCGCTCAAGTTAGCGTAAGCTCAAAGGGGGGTCAATAGCCCCCCTCTTTTTTTAATTTTAATTAGACCTGCATGGTCCATGCACCACGATCGGTGGATTGGGATTCTTTGGTTCTTTGGTTCTTGGACCACGATCGGTGGATCATGGTTCTTTGTCCATATGTTTTGTGCCTTGTGTCTCTGTCCGTGGTTTCTATATAGGGAACTCTGGAGAGGTCTATGTCCTCATTAAAATCCAACACATGTTTTATCTCGACTACACCACGAACCACCCACCACGTACCCTATTACCTCTTCTTAGCCAATAGGTCGCTAATAGCCTAGCCAATAACCATAATAGAAGGAGTAGTGGAGAGTCTTCAGTCCTTATGCCCTATTGGCATATTGGCTAAAGTGCTTGAAAATTGAAAAAAGATTTATAGTTTTTCCAGATTACTATAATAGAAATGGGTTATTGAGCTTTAATATACCACGCTGGTAAGTCGTCAGTAGATATTTGAAGGACTTTTTCTTCATCAATAGTGTTAATAACTATCACCGAGGCAACGTCCACTTCTAAAGGTTCTTCTTGCTCGTTATCATTTAAAAGGTCAAATTCCCATTCGTTATATTCACCCCAAAACCTATCCTCAGCCACTATGGCTTGTTCCATGAGTTCGTGGCTACCTGTATATAATAGTTCTTTAGTGCCTAGTAGCTCTGTGACTTTTGCGGTAATAAGTTCACTGTCGTTCACCTCATTACCATTTATTACTTCTAGTTTAAACCAAATCATGACATGTTCTGGTGTCTGAATACATACGCTTGGTGTTCATCAGCATAGGTATAGTGGCAGATAAATATATACTCGTCAGTCATAAAGGTATATAAATGAATACCGTTTACGTCGCCATGGTCTTTGAAGTTATGTTGTTTCATCTTAGCTTCATCAGACAGTATAGCGTTCACAACTACCGCAATATCTGCAGAGTCATCCATGGCTTCATCAACATAGTCGTCGTGAGATTCCCACGTAAACCAGTCACCAAATTTAATTTTATTGTTCATAACTTTTACTCCTTTATAATTAGTTATATAACTATTATAAAAAACATCAAAAGGATGGTATAGGTTAGTCATATATTAAGGAAGCAAGAGTTTTATTATTGTAGTGACTATCAATAACATGAATATCAAAATCAAGTATAGGTAGCCACACATCATTAATAATATGAAAAGACTCGGCGAAATCATTAAACGCATTTTCTTTAGAACCGTGGTCGTCAACAATTCCCATAACAGGCTCATCAGGGTAGCCACGATGCCACCTAAAATCTTCAGGGTTACCATGTTTACGCTTACTCTTTATAAAGTACCTCATAGAACAGTTTGGTCCCAGCCGTCACGCAGTTCTTGTTGCCACATACTAAGCTCGTACACAGCGTTTATCTTGTACATATTATTAGCGAACTCATCAAAGGTCTCGGCACCTTCTAGAGCAAGCTCAGCGTCTGATTCAAATTGTATTACTAAGTCTTTTAATCTACTCATCTTTTTCCTCGGTTACTGATTCTACTTCTACTGAAGTTGATATAGGACTATCGGCACACCAACCATAAACTTCGCCATGTTGTTCAGCGTGTTCTTCATTCTCAGCCTCTACAGTTATGTAGTGCGTATTAGTGACTATTACTTTTACTTCATACTTTTTCACATTAGCCCCTCTAATAAATCACCATAACCCACGGAGTCAGCACCCCACATATCGGCAGCTAATTCTTTATAGATTTTTTGGTGTTCTTTATTACCTGCGAGGCTGGTTACTACCTCCTCGCTACCGTCTTCACGTTCTATAATTAAGAACCTAGTGCCACGGTCAATAGAAAATACTTCATACTTAGTTATACTCATGGCGTTACCCTCAATATAATAGGTTTAGCACCTAAGTCTACTTTAATATAGGTCATAGGTAGTTCGCCGATACCGTCAACTTCTTCAAAGCGTTCACACTCGTAAACCTTAGAAAATGACGTAGTACCCGAACCCATAATTCTCCAAGGCATATCCTCTAGAGCGTCAACGTTCTTACATATTTGAACGTCGCTACCTTTACCGAATATATCCTTGAAGTTAGTTTTTGAATACGTAATTGTATTACTCATAATTTACTCCTTTTAAGTTATATATAAATAATAGGTATGATCATTTTCCGTGTAAAGGATAGTCATTAAAATATTTTAAAACGGTCAGACCGTTTGATGTAAAGGGGTAAAGGGTAGGTAGGGCTAGTTTAATCAACGCCTTAAAAACGCTCACATTAAGCCCTATATAACCGATCATAACTTACCTTTATAGGAAGCCTTACGCCTTTTAGCAAGAACTGAGTCGTAACCTTGATCATAATCATGACCATAAGGTCCGTAAAAGTCTGAACCGTTTTTACGTTCGCGACCGTTAGTCGCATCTCTTACTCCGTAAGCAAAAGCGTTTTCTGCCTGTTGCTCTGGAGTGGGTTTATCATACATCATAGCTACCTCCCGATAGTTTTAGTATCTTCTAAAGTTATATATTGGTACGCTCCCTTATTATAAATGGGGGCGACCTGTTTCTTACGCACTTCTGCTAGGCGTTGAGCCACCTCATCACCACAAGCGAGACACGTGCGATACCCCAACTTATAACGGTTGGGGTGTATAGGTTCTTCACACTTTTTACAATAATGATGGGTCACTATAATTATGTACTCCTACGCCCATAAAGAACATTTTTGCGGTTTCTCGTTTAATAAGCTCACCATTGTGCATAACGTTTATCGCCTCGTGTTTATTAGCACTTTCTAAACAGTCAGCACAAAACACTGATTCTTTATTAATACCTGGGAACTCACTGTTAGTCATAGTTACTAACCATGTATCTAAGGGTAGTGAGCGGTGGCGTTTAACACCGCTAAATTGATTTTGACCTAGTGCTTGACAACCGTCACAATAGTCAACATACCGACCAGCAGTAGTAATAGTTACTACTGCGTTATTTACTACGTCGTCACTCATGACCTTTTACCTAGTTTATATTCAAGCACGGTAGGGGCATTATTAAACTCATCCCATAGTTCTTGACCTATATCGTCATAGTTTACAACAGCTTTACTATTACAGCGAGTAACGTACTCACCCCCTACTTGATTACGCCCTAACCTAGAATGGTTTAACGCCTTACGAGTATGGACATAGAGTCCGTCAGTTTTTAAAGTTAGAAAAAGATTATTTTCTAACTGCCTAGTACCAATAGTTTTAATTAATTGATCCATAATACATCTCCAATAAAAGTTATTAACAATTTAATAACTACTTAAATAATATTAATGATGCTTATGAGTGTAAAGGATAATCATAAATGACTTTTATAAGCCATGTTCGTCGTAATATTCAGCAGGACCAGTAACTCCGTTTTCTGATTCTTCAGAGTCAGCATTAAAATAAATATGATCTTCATCAGCAGAGTCGACTTGGTCAGGATATTCATTATTACTTACTACTTTTTCTGACCTGAATATATCCGCCATGTGGGTAAACTCAGACTTAGCAGTATCACCATAATAATAATGAACTATATAAGCATATTCTTCATCTTCAGCCACCATAATACCTATACCATTTATACCACCTAACTCCTTGAAGCGTTCTATATTGTTGTTAACTATAGTAGCTATAGATACACCATCGTCCATTGATTGGTAAATATCGTTAGGTATTTCCTCCCAACAGATAAATAATTTATTTAACGATTTCATATTGAATCTGGAAACGGCTTCCAGTAATCGGTGAGTATTGATTTTTTAGTTACGCCATTAGACATAACGCAAGGTTCACAAGGGTCACCATTCATTAAGGGTTTATTACTAACAGTGACACAATAACATTCTTTACAACGTTTTTTAAATTTATAATCAGGCACGTTACGGTCTTGAACATATTTTAATTTACGCATTTTATTCCTCCTTAGTTATTTATTTACTATATAAATAATAAGGTTGATGTTAGTGAGTGTAAAGGATAGTCACATAGGGTGATTATCGTCAGACATAAACCAAGCAATGAATAGTAGCACAGCTATAATCAAGATGATGGTGTTAATAAGTTGTCCCATTTATTTTTTCCTATCGGTAGTGTGTGGTTTAGAAACTACTCGGTCACGCAAACCACTGGTGCTGAAACTATGATTTCTAGAGGTGAAGTAAATTTCTCCAGACTCCCTACTTATCTCCATACCTGTAAACCCACGGTCTCTGTAGTCATCCCCTACGAATCTTATATCTATATGGGTGGACTCTAATAAATCACAGAGACTCAGTTCGGTATCATAAGGCAGTATTTCATCTACATACTTTATGGCTTGTAATTGTACATACCGTTCATACATGGATTGTACAGGTTGGTTCTTTTTCTTTCGATCTATAGTCGGGTCAGTCTGTAGACCCACAATAAGGTGGTCACAGTTTTCTTTAGCTTCTTTAAGCATAACAATATGACCAGCGTGTAGTAAATCAAACGCACCACAGGTAAATCCTATCTTAGCTATCTTTTTTGAATAATCCATTTTCTAGTGTACCTGTACGGTCTTTGATTTCTTCATATGCTGCTAATAGACACTCGTCAAGAGTTAAATCTTTTTGTTTAGCTAATACAATCAGGCACACGAGACAATCACCAATACCGTCTTTTAGTGACCACATATCATCATATGCTAAAGCCTTAGCAGTTTCACCTACTTCTTCAACTAGCTTGAGCATCTGCATTTCTGGTCTAACGTCGGCGGTCAATAAACCACGCATTCTAGCCCACTCTTCAATTTGAAAAACTAACGTACCCATTAATAATTGATTATTTTCTAAGCTCATTTGAGTTTACTCCTGTTACTTTTATTCATTTCATTAAAACGATTTAATATCTCGGCTTGTTTACCGCATTGTTCATAGTCTAGAGGGTCTTTAAAAGCTATACAAATACCATTACCTTCTACTGCTGTCCAGCTTTCAGTGTCATCATTGTATATCCAGTTAAGCCTACGATTTCTAGCGTAAATACTATCTGCTGTATGTGTCATAGACTCTCCAGTATTTCTGTATGAGGTTTTTTGCGTTTATCGCTATACTCATACTCAACTCTATTCTTGTAGCCTTTGTGCCTAATAACATTTGGCTTACCTATTTCTTCCCTTTGCCAACCTATGCTCGTAAGAGTATTATCTTCTTTCTCTTGTTTTAGCTTTTGGTTTTGCTCTTCAACTTTATCTTTATACTGTGTCATGAATGTAACCCCTCTAATATATCTACAACAAGTTTAGGTTCTTGCCTTGTACCTTCTGGTATAAATCTAACTAACTCGTCTTCTACCCTTTTTATATCTAGGGTAGTACCTGTAGTATCACCTTCTTGGTCATACCCAGCTATAACGGACTTACCCACGTAAAACTGGTGTTTACCAGCGTAATAACGGTCGTCAATACTTACCCAATGAAATAATCTTTGGGGGTCACGAAACAAACCGTCGTCATCTAGTATTAACATATTCTCGTCATCTAGATTTACAATAGTTATAATAGAACAATCCATAAACTTTTTACACTCGTCTATAAAGTTCTCGCTATCATACTCATCTCCCCTGATTTTTTCTTTATAAGGGTCAATAGTAATTACTCTTAATTTACTCATACTTGCCTCCTACGGCTTTTATTATTAAAAATTAATAGTAGGTTTGATGTTTTATAATGTAAAGCATACTCAGGGGCGTCATTACCCCCGAGTCTGCAAAGGTAGTCAAACAATCTCAAGAGTCTTGACACGTTCAATGTCATATTTGAGATCTGTCATGGTATACAACCCAGTAGCTATCGCTTCTTTGATTGTTTTACCACTCACTGCTTTAACACGCTCATTGTTGCTTTCAGCAGTTACTTTTTTCCCAGTCGCTTTGACTACAGCTTCTGGGTCGTATTTGCCAAACTTCACTTTTGGTGTTACTTTGGCAACCGCACTTTGTTTCTTAGCAGAAACAAGTGAAGGTTTTTTAAGGGCTGTTGTTTTAGCCATAATATACTCCCGTGTATACTAACTAGTTTACGAAATTATAAACTATATATAGGGTATATACGCTCAGTATAAATGTAAAGGATAATCAGAAATTATTTTTTGTTGTTTAAATCTCTAGCATGCCACATTTGCATCAAGCCATCACGGACTTTTTTGTTTTCATGTTCTCTGCATTTTTGTGCGTTGACTTCTTCAAAGATTTCGGCTTTAGCTATAATGTCTTGCGGTATGCCATAATCTTCTATACGTAAAACATCTCTAAGACCTTCTACCATACCTCTAGGACCAGCAGAAACATCACCTTCCGCATAGGGTGAGTGATACATTTCTTCTTTACAGTCGTCACAAAATTTATAGCGATTAGTTTCTGCACCGCAGATAGCACAGGTAGGATATTTTTTAGCAGGCATCCTTAACTCTAAGACCACAGTCCTCGCACTCTAGTACAGAGTCAAGCGTGCCATCTTTATTAATAGTATAAGAATTAGAAAATTTATGACAATTAAATTCATCTTCTTTAGCATGGGCATACCCACAATGAGTACAAGTACTTCCTAATTCTGTAGTCATGATTCTTCCTCAGAACAATCAGGGCAAGGTTGTTTGTTAGACCAAAGCCACGTTTCTTGTTCTTCATCTCTACGCAGATCAACTGTAAAACCTGAGCCATAACATTTAGTACACTCGCTCATGACTCTAGTAGTTTATCTACAGCTTCTTTATACATATCGCCTATACTAAGTGCGAATTTAATATTGCTTAACGCACCAGATATCATGCCACCACGCATAAGGTCAGTTTCTTTTTCTAGTAGTTCTTGTACAGCTTTTTCTATTACTCTCATAGACTCTTCAACGTCTTGAGATATTTTTTTATTACCTGTTTCTAACATAAGTTACTCCTTTTTAGTTATAAATTAATTATAAACCTGATGGGTTAGAATCGCTAATATCGTCGTAGTTACAGGTTTTAACGTCATAGACGTCTACATGGCGTGTAACAAGATCGTTAGGGTCAATATCTGTAGTGGTGTAGACTACGTTGCTTTGAATTTCTTCAAGGGTAACTCGTTTCTCCACACGTTCAAACTGACCAGCGTTGGCTTTACGCAAAGCCTGCTCAGGTGAGTTAGCACGGACAGGATACAAGTCTACTTGAATCAAAGTAAGAGGTACATAGTATGTCTTCAAGTTAGTGTTTTCGCTTACGAGTGTGAGTTTTGGTTTCTTCATGTTTATTCCTTATGTAAAATTAAGTGCCTAGTGTGATAGTGAAGTTACTGGAGGACAATAGTCGGACCTTCACTACCTCTTGCCAGTATCACTAGGCAAATACTGTTTAACTTGCCGACTTTGCCAAACAAAATAGGTAGGTAGTCAAGCTAATAAACGGAAAAACTTTCTAGGGGGGAAGTTTAACCCTTAACTACCTATTTATATTAAGCCTTAAATCTTAAAAGAAATAAAGGACAGTGGGGTAAATAAAATAAAAGTCGTGGCGAGGATTTGGTGGCATTTATTTAGTCCTCATTAAGCAGTCGTGTCGACATTACCATACTGCACCACTAAGTTAAACTGCGTTTTATGGCGACTTGAGTTTCACACTTAGCCACTTATGGATTCTTCACCTCTTACAAAGTAGCGTTTTCCTTCTCGGCGACTTTCGGCTTACGCTTAACCTAGTAGTATTAAGCCTACCATCGTAAATATTGTAAAGCATGGTGTTTACTCAAAGTTACCCATGAGCCAAAATACAAGCAAGTATCTATCCCCTTCTTCAACAGGTAGTCCACGATGCATGTGGCTAAAACTAGGAAACATTAAAGCTGTACCGCTGGGTAAGGGGTCTACAATCCCTTTACGGTGAAACTCAGTTCCTCCACCTTTATACCCACTAGTATTCAGAGGCACCACAACACTAAGATCTGCAGACGTATCATGATGCCAAGCACCCTGTTGTTTTTTGGCTATGTTATAGTTAGCCAACTGTATACTCCCAGGACGCACGGAGTATCTTTGCCACAACGCCATAAATGCAGGGTTGAGGTAGTTAAGAGCTACTGACCACAGATTATCAAATAAGGGTGGGCAGTTATCGTGAAGAGTGATTTCTGGTATTTGACGTAAAAAATCTTCGTCAGAGTTAGGTTCAAAACCAAGATAATGTTCCATGTGTTCTATTTCATCTAACATCATAGTGCAAAACTCTTGAGTAAATAAAGGCATCGTAAAAACATCTGGTAATACTTCTGTTACATATTCTTGTATAGGTGTAATGAGATCTTTTTGTCCTTCGTGTATTTCGTATTGTTCAATATCATTCTCGGAGTCTTGTACAAGGGCGAGGGTAGTTTTATCCACGAGCCACTCTCCCTGAACGCCTAGAAGCGAGTTTTTTAACCGATAAGGCATTATTTGTTTGATGTTTGACATTATTTTTTCTTCCGTTTAGCTAGTCTTTCTTGTTTCTTTTTACTGGGTCTGTTAACAGCGAACCCCATAATTTTGCCAGAGTGTAGTGCTTTACTGGCAGCTGATCTTATTTCTGGGTATTCAGCTTCTACTGCGTTATCCATATAAAAAATCATCTCAACTACGTCTTTTGTCATATCCCTGACCTAAAAGTGAGGTTGACTCTTTCTTGAGCTAACTCTAAATCACTTACAGCGTGAGTAGAATACATTTGATTATGACCGTCAAACATAATAACGTCGCCATGTTCTAAAATATAGTGTTTTTCATCTATTATAAAATTCTCTGTTATGGCGTCTATCTCACTGGTATTCGGTTGTTTTTTGATTGGGTTTTGATAAGTACGTTGTACAAAAACTCGAGGACCACCAAAAGATATAGAAACTACGACATCTTCTAAAGTAGGAACTGTGTCAGAATGATGCGGAATGCCTTTACCGTCTAGACCATAAAAACCACAGAGACAAAAATTAAATACGATGTCTCTTTTAAAATAACGTGAGGCTACATTCTCCGCAGCATACTTGATAAGCTCCATAGGATGTGTCCAAAGCTCAGGTTCATACAACTTACCAGCATAGTTAAAACTAGCATCTCCAAAACCACGTGTTGGTCTACCTTTTACCATAGCACCGTCAAATAGTCTTTCTCTAGGAGCATCCCATTTATCTATTTTGTGGTCAAAGCCACCGAACAAACTTTTTCTATAGAATATCATCGTCTTTTTCGTCAAAATCTTCACCTTCGATAATAGTGCCCATAGGTAATATGCCACCTGTATCGTGATAAATTTCTTTCATACGTTCTAGTATTTGATCTTTGTTCATAGTCTCAACTTTATTGACTACAAGCTCACTACGATTAATATATAGACCTGCTGCCTTACCCCTAGCAACTTCTGCACCAACCGCAGCAGACCACGCACCATTACGCATAGCCCCTTCTCTTATATCTTTTAAATCTGTGAGGTGAGTAGCTAAATCTAGACTCGCTTTTTTACTGGCTCTATTTTGTAAGGCTTGTATTTTTTCTTGTACTAATGGGTTCTCATCACTCGTTAACACGTAACCAGCTTTAGTTGCGTTCTTTTCACTGTAGCCTGCATCAATAGCAGCATCTTTTTTAGACATGCCTTTAGCTACATTCTGTGCGAATTTTTCTTGTTTAGGAGTAAGTTTTTGTTTCTTTGTCATTTACGTTTTTGAATGTAAGAAGTAATTTAACATATTTTTCTCTTCTGTCTTCCCACTCTTCTGTAGATTCTTCTAAATTAAACATAAACAAAAGTTCAATAGGGATAGCATATACATGTGTAAGCCATTTTTCTAGATCATTTTGTGACATACCCCATAGTATAACCTAGTTGATTGATTTAACTTCACTAGCATTATAATCATATACAGATAATTTTTTGTACACTTCCATAGGACAATCTAATATTGCTTTCATAACCATGCCTTGATCATCGTATGGACCGATAACTTCTACTCGCATATGAGGCTCAGTTATTTTACCTTCAGCACGCTCATGTATTATAAGGGGAAACACAGGGTATTTAACATCTCTAGGGTCATAACCAAACTTACGAACACTTTCATAAAACTTGCCTAAATTAAGAGTTCTGTTATAGTTATTCGCTATGGCTTCTGAGTTAGCTTGTTCTAACTGAGTAGCATTCATAATCTTTATTTCATGTTTCATGCAGTTCTCCATACTCTCAACATTTTTATATCACCTGCTTCACCGTTACCATCTTCGTAAGTAGTTCTACTTACATAGACTCTATCATTTCTTTTGCCATACGCACTGGCAGCAACTCTAAACCGAGTAACTTCTCGTTCGTTATTATCAAAAGGAATAGCTTTGCTATCTCCTATTTCAAAATCTGCGAAGTGCCATTTAATTTTAAAGGGTGGGCGAGGAATCTCAATGCCTTGTTGGAGTGTGCTCATAATTGCCTCCTTCATCTTTATAAAACCAGCTTGTAACTTCTACTTCTGATACCTGAATAAAATCAGGGTTGTATTTTTCATCTATTAAAACACACTCAGCGTTGATATCTTTTTCTTTCATAACTGTGCGAGCTTCGATATCACCACCAAAACTTCCGTAAGAAATAGTGTACATTGTGTTTATTTTCTGGGCTTCCATATATCTCCTATTTATATAATAAAGGTATATATTAATACTGATCTTATACGAAGTATATAAAAATCTAAAAATATTTAAGGCGTTTTAAGGCGTTGATGTATTAAGTAGGGGTAAAGGGTAGGGTATTTAAATCAAAGGCTTAAAAACGGTCACAAGGGCTTTAATTTACAGAGTCGGTATAAAAAGGTATTTTAAAAACTCTAGTAAATTGATACTTACTAGACCCTGTTTTACTCTTTAACGCTTTTACAACCGACCTAGCTATTTGATCTTTATGAATAATTAGCCAGTCATTTAAGTCATCTCCATGTATAGCTTCGGGATGTTTTTTATCTAGCCTGAGTAAGAGTCGAGCAGGTGTTCCATCAACCACGTTCGGGTTATAGTAAACCATTTCCCAAATCGTTTCATACTGTGGGTTCATACTTTTTTGATATAGCCTAGTTTTATATCATATTTTATATCATTAAGGGTAAGTACGCCCTTGTTTAACACATCTTTTATGGTTTTAATTTTATTGTATTGTTTCATACGTTCTTTATTTTTAGCCGACATAGGCATTTTATCAGTTCGTATTAATTTTTGACTAGTGTCGTAGGGATCACGAGCACTAACCTCTTTACAATAATTATTCGGTTTAGGTATATCTGTTTGAGTTTTATAACTGCGTTTCATATCAATGTCCTCTGGTTTGATAGCCAGTTTATAAAAAAGATTCCAAAGTTTTATTTGACAATCTTTAGGGTTTTTAAAAGTTTTAATTTTGCGTTTAGCAAATGTATTATATGCTTCAATTGCTTTACTCTCTGGTGAAATACAATTTTTAGCTGACATAAATGCAGGGTCACCTATACGTGGATGACCCTCAACAATTTTATGTAGCTCTGTCATATCGACTTTCACCACCCTTGAATAATCAGGGGTGGTGAAACATAGAAACTCTATAGAGTTATGCTGCTTCTGCATACTCTATAGCTTTAGTCATAGCTTTAGTTTTTAAACTAGCTCTACCGCCAAACCAAGCGTTGTGCATTGCTGCGTCACGGTCATGACCCCACTTATGGTCTACGACAAAGGTAACAGCATTCATAGCACCCCACCAAGTACCTTTACTTGATTTAAGGTTAGCTCCTGGTTGCTGCTCTAACGCCTCATACACTTTACTAGGGGCACTTTGAAACTCGTCAAGCATACTCGCACGTGCAGCGTAGGCTTTCTCGTTTTTAGTGTTCTCTAGTATTTTCTGCTGCATAGCTAACTTAGGTTGCATTAAGTCGGCTATATAACTAATAACGCTATTTTCATTGTACTGTCGACTACAGAGATATTCTGCTGCTTCTTTGTACTCTTTCATACGGTCACTAGCTAGTCCTAACGCTTGTTCTGCACTCAGGATAAGGTCAGCGTCAAACACTTTAGTATGTGGCATTCTAAAATGTGGCTGACTTTTATCAGCTAACGCCATACTCAACGTGTTATTACATACTACCCTAATAGGCGTAAACCTAATCTCGTTAGCTTTACCCCACTCGTGACTCACAGACACAAGCAAGTTACCTAACACCCTATCATCTCCAGGAAGCGTAAAACTGTCATCAATTTCCGCTAGTCCCCAGATTTGTCTACCGTCTTTTAATGAGCCTGCGGTTGACATACTCATATTACCAGCGTCAGTAAACTTCTTAAAGAAGGTAAACGCATCACGGTTTTGGGTTGGTATAAACTTTGGTCCGCAAGGTCCAAAGACTTGATTATCACTATCTCTTACGAGTAGTGAGTGGTTAGGTGCCATGATAAGGTCTTTCGACTTATCAGAGTCTGCGTGGTCATAAGTAAATATGTCACGTTTACTAACTGACCAATCAAGACCAGCTTGCACTAACATTTCCTCAGGCGTTAAGTTGCCATCAACTTTTACGCCTAGCCCATGCCAAGGTACTTCCCCTGCATAAGCCATTGTTTCTACGGCTGCTGCCATAATATTCTCCCGTTATATTAACCGACATTGGTTAATAACTTACCCTTATATAAGTAAGTAAATTAATATTAGGGTAGATCAACTAATGATAAAAGGATAATCACTAAGTTTTTTAAGACGCTGTTTGAAAAAAATATGTGCAAAAATTTTGGTCAGGATTTAATCTTGTACACACCTGCTTGTATCAAGAGATCTCTATTTTGTAAATGTGCGTCAGCGATTTCTTTCTTACTCTGACCTGTGTATGTGACAGCGTAATGGTTAAGAGTTAGTTGGTTATTTAAGTTAATACCATCAGCTATAACTGAACCTAAAACTCTACCAAATTTACCTCGTGAGTCTTTTAGTTTAGTTTGAATAACAATATTTTCTGCGTTCTTTATTTTAGTAGAAAGATATTCTTTGGCGAGTAAGCCACGAGCTTTTTCTTCAAGATCACGAGTCCTGCTTTCAGGTGTGTCAATACCGTAGAGACGGACGCGAGTACGATAAAGAATATCAAAGCCGAGATCCAAAACAACGTCAATAGTGTCGCCATCAACAATTCTTTCGACTTTGCAATTATAGTCATACATTATTTTTTCTTACGAGGTTTACGTTTTTTCTTCGGCACAGTTTTATAGGCTTCATTTACGTTTGGTGTGCTAGGGTCATCAGCAATATACCTGCCTTTTTTATTTCTAGCTCTAACAGTTTCTGTTTCATGTAGAGGATTTGGTAACTCTACAGAAGACAGGGGTGTGAAAAATTTTAATACTTTTTTAAACCAACTCATTTTTTCTCCTATTATGCTCTTCTTGAGCTTCTCTTTTTTGTCTAGGAAGGTAATCTTCCCAACACCTTAAAACAATTAACTTTTTTTCACAATCTGTAAAAGTATTCCAGTCTCTTATTTCTGAAGCAGTTCTACCACAACCTTTACAAGTTCTGGTCATGCCATAAGTGACTGTGCACACACCGATACATGGAGAGTTAGCTAACCCTGTAGTTTCATGTAGCCTTGTTTGTGACATCATTTTTACCTTTTATAAGCCGAACGTTTTTATTCCTAAGCCATTCTCGTAAAAGTTTGTTCCTTTCTATTGTACTAAGGTTTGTGTCTTGAAGTAAAGTTTTATGTTTTTGAGTATACATGTTATATCCTGCGTAATAATCACCGTTGCCTAACTCATTAAACCTTACAATCTGCCAAGCCCTCTGTTTAGTCATGTTATAGCGTACACCTATTTCTTCAAGCGTGCACTCACTATTGAGTGAAAGCATAAATATTTCAAAATATTTTTTTCGTCTATCTGTTCTTTTACCTACCATTATAAAACTCCTTGTAGTTTTCTACAGCTGTGCCCCAACTATGACCTATCTCTGCGTCCACTTTGTTAGGTACAACTAAAGGAACACAATCTGCCATAATCTGTATAATCTTTTCACAATCTTCTATGCTACTCACTGAGATATCTAGCTCATCATGTATCTGTGTATGAGGTAGAATGCCTTCTTTGTACAATTCAACCATAGCTTTTTTAGTCATATCTGCAGCTGAACCTTGTATTAATCTATTCATAGCTTTGTATGTAAAAGCACGTTTAATATCTTCACCGTATTTTTCTAAAGCATCTGAATGGGGTAAAGGAGTTTCTCTATCAAATCTAGGTTCAAATAAATTAAACCTACACTTACGCCCTAAAACAGTAGTGATAAATCCACGGTTATTACCTAGCCTAGCACACTGATCTCTTAAACCTTTTATAAAAGGTACACGCCTATGAAACGTATCAAATAATATCTCCGCTTCTTGAGGAGAAATATCTAATTGAGATATAAGTTTATCTTTTCCCATGCCATAACTAAGACCAAGATTAATAATCTTAGCTTCTTTACGGCTTATATTAGCCATGTCTGCTACTACTTGATGAAAGTCTGCGTCCTTGTTTTTATAAGCGTCCACTGCGTCTGCTGCACCTTCCTGCTCGGTAATTGAAGCGTAGTGTACAGTAAGTCTAGGCTCTTGTTGAGAGTAGTCAAAAGCTCCCCAATGCATATCTTTTTCAGGCACAAATATACTTCGTATGAGTGGACCGATTTCATCATGTCTTGCTGGTACTTGTTGTAAGTTAGGGTTGCTACTACTAAATCTACCTGTCACAGTGCCACCACGGTCGGAGCGTAGCGGATGAAGTTCTCCATGTATTCTGCCCTTGACGTTGTGTTCTAAAACCATCTTATCTATAAATGTTGTTCTAGCTTTATTTAGTTTACGTGCTCTTGCTATGTCATTAGCTAGTTTATGGTCGTGAGATTCTAACCAGTCTCCACTAAAAGAAGGGGCATTAGTTTTAGGAGTTCTTGGGTAACTAAGACCTGCCCTGTCAAATACTGTAGCTACTGATTTTGCTGCCCATAAATCTGGAGTGACACCATATTCTTTGTGTATACGTTGCAGTATAGAACGTTCTTCACTCATTAACTTTTTACTTACTACTTCAGCTCTATCCATATCAACAGGAACACCTTTCCATCTCATGTCTAGTAGAATAGGAATTAAACTGGTTTCAAGTTCATAAATTTTCTCTACGTTTTCACTCTTCAACCCTTCTTTTAAAATACCCCAAAGTTTTAAAGTGAGTGCTGCATCTTGTTCTGCATACTTACCTACATACTTAGCTGGTAGCTTATACATTTCAGACTTAGGATTTATCTTATAGGCTTTTGCTGCTTCTTCAAGTAGTGTCTCATCTTTTACCTCTCCCACATATCTTTGCCCTAATTTATTTAGTGAATACCCATATTGATTTTCATCAACTAAAGGTGCAGCAAACATAGTGTCGTGTATTTTACCGCCAACATGAACACCCATTCTTCTAAGCCACCCCATGTCATATAAAGAATTATGAAAAATCTTATCGTTTTCGTGTATAAGTTCTTTCTTTAACCACTCAGTCACTACTCTTTTATCTAAGTTACCTCCACCCACATGTTGTATAGGTAAGTAGATAGCAAACTTTTCTGTAGCTATAGCTATACCAGTTACATAACCTTGCCCTTCAAACGCCCAAGACGGTCCATGAGACATGAGTAAAGGGTCGTAAGTTTCTAAGTCTATAGCTACTTCTTTAAACTGACTAAGCTCAGGTAAACTAGTAGGGGGTAGCCAATCAGTTTCAGGTGTAAATAAAGAAGGTTGCATCAATATCCTCTAACTTTGATGTAGATCAAGACAGCCATAATAATGTTAAATAATAAAAATAATCCCACAACTATACCTACAGCCTCAAGTATCATTTTGTTGTTTATTTGCTTCTTCTAGTACTTGTGCTGTAAAAGACTCAACTAATAATAGATACCTTCTAAGGTCACGTATGTCATCTAGTAAACCAGTATCTGTAGTGTCAGCAAAAATAGCAGCAAACATATCATAACCTTGTTTATTAGTTTGGTTTTCTATCCTATCCCACTTACGTGCTAACATCATAAAAGCACCTATGCCACCACGTTTACGCCAACTGTCACCGTAAGATACTTCAGCGTTTTTTAAACACTCTATATCCTGCTCGGTTAGGTTTTTAATTCTATCAAAATCTGCTGCCATACTTATTACTCCTTTATTCGTGTCTACTAGGGCAAATATTTTGTTTACCAAAGTAACACCATTTACATTTAAACTGGGAAGGTCTAGCAGGGAACTCCTCAGTCGTCGTCATTTCTACAGCCCTAGCGTTTAGTCTTTCACGCTTGGCGTTTACTGTTTCTTTATCGTATTGATACCTATCTAACTTACCATGGTCTAAATACCACAGCTCAGTAGTTATAGTTTCTAACTCTGGTAGCCTTTTAAAAACTATAGAAGCATACAGCTCACACTGTTCTCTATGACCTTCTTGATTACCATCATACCTACCTGTTTTAAAATCAATTACCCTAGCGTTTTTATCACCTTCAACATGAACAAAAGCATCTACTTTAGCTCTACCCCATGTATCGTGATCAAACCAACCTGTGGGTTCCCATTCAGTAGTAAAAGCCCAGTCACCTTCACAAAGTACATGCCCTTTTAAATGCATATCTTTTAATAGGTCAAAGGCTTCTTCAAAATCCTGTAGGGCTTTAGGTATCTCATCATACCTACCCCTTATATATTCTTCACATTCTTTATGAATATCTTTACCTCTGTCCATGGCTTTATTGCCAGGTTCTTTTATTCTTTCTATGTACGCATACTCTGCTTTCTTTGGGCACCCTTCAAATGTTTTGAGTCTACTATAAGACCACTGTGGTATATTAGCCATTACTTTTCCTTGTTTTTGATCGCTTTATTTAGCCAGTCAAACCCAGCAGTGCACCAATCAGTAGCCTCACACCTTTGAACTTCAACCAACGCCTCTTCGTACTCTTCTTTCTTATAACAGTACCAAGCATCCTGCAGTGAACAGGCTACGTCGGTAAAAAAATCATCCGTAAATTCCATTTCTTGAAAAGGTTTACGGTCCAAAAAATTAACTAAATCTGTATCCCATGTAAAAGAATCTACTGACATCATAGGATAAGGATTAATAGATTTATTTTCGTATGGGTTAATACTTTCTTTCATATTGTAGTAATCAAAAGCATCCTCTGCTTCTAATTTAGCATGCATGTCCTCAAATACATCAGTGTATGCATGGAAACTATCACTTATTTGAGTATACTTACCCACATGCAACATTAAAGCACTAGCCACATACTCATGTAACATAGACATATGAACTGCATTAGCACCAAACGTTCCCCAAATTATATCATTTGACCTATTACTTACTGTCATTAACAACTCATCATCTCGTACTTTAAAATAGATAACAGTATTACAAGGAACATCAACACCTGCTCTATTTAAATCAACTAACGGATCCCACATTTGAACAACGCAACGTCTATCGTTAGGATCTGCTTGTAATCTTTGAATAACTACTTCTATTTGATCACCGCCAAAGTGTTCACGCCACCTATAACCATAGGCACCGTGTAAAACAACACCATCATCACTATATTCTTTCATGCGTTTATTGTATTTAACCACATAATCTAAATCGTTACGACCGCCAAGCATCCATAAACTTTCCATAAAATGGAAGAAAGGATTAGCTTTACGAATAGGTTCGAATAAAACTCTTTCAGTAGGATTATGATATACAGTAGCCACAGGACACGGAGCTTCTATAACTTGACCTACACGACTACCTTTGACATCATCTCTAAACTCATTGAGTACGTCTAGACCTCTTATAAAACCATCATTTACATTTCTACAATTAATAACTAACATTCATATCTCCTAAAATAGTTCACCGTTTTCAGCACCTTGTTTTAATGCTTTTTTCCACATAACTTTTACGTCCTTACGAATCGCACCACCCCAAGCAGTTTTAGTTTCTTTTTCTACTACTGTTACTACCTCGGGGTGTAACTTAGCTAATAACTCTGCACCTTCGGACTGCACATCTAAAGTACGCCACTCACTACAGCCACCAGCAGCATTAGAACTACCTTGACCTTGAGCATAGTAATAACTTATCTTACTAGGATATCCTTTTTTAAGAAGTTGTAAATTAATATCAAAATCTTCCATGACTCTAGTTCTTGCTAACTCTACACCGTCAAACTTATCTAAGTTGTAGGCTAGTAACCTCATGTACCTTGTAGTTTCTACTGATAGAGCCTCAACTCTATTGTTGCCTTCCCTAGCACTTACGCCACAGTGAGCATAGTCATCAAGCCATACATCTAATAGCCCAAATAACGCAGGGTATTCCTCAGGTTCAAGGTATCTTAAATGCCAGTCGTTAGTAGCTTTACGAATATAGAAACGTAAGTCATCATCTAACATAACTATTTTATTGTCGTCAGTGTTGTCATGAATAAACTTACGCTTAGTAGCTATATCATGAACGGTGTCATCACATACCATAATTTTACAATCATAAGCTGAGTATAAATCTTTCTCATGCTCGTCTACTACTAGTGTTACCTCTTTGCGTAATTCTTCTGGAAAGAAAGACAAGGTTACTTGGCTGTCTGCCCTACCTCTTGTAGGAATAAAAATTCTCATTTATTTACCTTATATTTTGCACGTGGTCTGCCTTCACCCAAACGTGTACGTTCATATTTATCGAACTCGCAAAGGCAGTGTTCAATATCTCTCATTTCTAGTGGTAGCATATGCCCTTGTAAATATTCAGGGGAGCAATCTAGTAACACTTTCATCTCAAAATTTAATTGTGGCTTCTTAATCGTTTTATTAAGTTCTCTATGGTGTATTCTATTTAAGCCACGCTGAGCTCCAGGTCCAGGGTTAGCCCAAGTCATAATATCTTTAGCGTTTCTTAACCACTTAGTGTGACGTAAATCAGTCACTACCTCGTAAGCCATGAACCCGCTAAACCCAGCGTGTTTTTGATACCCTTTCCATGTTTCTTCTAACGAATCTTTTATCATAGGTGGGTGGTGTTCATATAAAGGTGTGAGTATTTTATCTATAGTTTGTTCTATTTTAGTACCACCTAACGTGCCTGTCAACATGTACGCACCAGTATATACTTTTTCTTTTCTATCCATTCTACCTTGCATTATAGCTTTTAAACGTTTAGGATTCCAATGCTCAGGAAAACCTAACTCTTCTAAAGTGTCTGGCCAATTAATTTGCCTAGCCATAGACATAGCAAAAGGTAGGTTAGGGTGGTCGGCATAAGGTTCTCGCCAGTTGACTCGTATCCATTCTGTAACTCTATCTAGTTCACGATATACATTACAAAAACTATACTCAGTTAGTATGGCATCACTAGTCCACGGATAAGACACGCCATTTTGGCGACGTAGATATACAATATGACGTTCGTTTAAATAATTAAAAAACTTTTGTATTTCTTCTTGATTCATACTGCTTCCTTTACCCACCAGTTAGGTTTAGGTGTACATTTATTCCACTGGGCGTAATGCTTTTCGTTAATTAAATAATTACGATAGGCTTTTACTGGGTCAGAGTCTTTGTACTGGTCGGGCATAGCTTGGGGCATGGGAGTAAGACCAATATCAGGCATACCTACAGGTGCTTGACATAACTTATCATTAAGTTTAACAAAACTAAGGTGTTGCCTATCGTACCTAGTTTCGTATTCTTTACATAAAGCATAAAAATGATAGTAAAGCCACGTATAGTTTTGTACTGATTCCCTAGCCCATATAGTACAAGGGTGATTAAGATAGGCTTTTTTATAAATACCGTTAAGGTCACACCACTCCTCACCGTTATGTACACGGTGGGCAGTTGAAAGCATTTGAGCACTTTCTAAAGGCATTTTGACTACTAGTTTATCTGGTAGACAGATGGCAGCTTTAGCTGGGTCTGTATTTACATAAAATATATTCATAGTTATCTCCTATAACATTAAAATTTTACTTTACTTGTTTAGTAAAAGTAAAGTTAAATCATAACCTTAAATTCTTTTCTCGTCTTACCTTGTATAATGTGTAAGTTTTGTTTTGTTCTTGTTACACCGACATAGAAGGCTCGACACTCGTTATCAGGGCTTTTGTACAACTCGTCAAAAGTTCTAGTAGCCATGTCTGTTATTAATACTACATTCTCACACTCGCCACCTTTTGTAGCATGTATAGTGTTCAATTTAATTCGTGAAGAATTTACTTTTTGGTGCTTACGCAAACAAGATATAATGTACTCCCTTTGAGCGTCTCCAATTAACTCAAATGCTTGATGCCATATAACATCTATCATGAGTCCATAGTTTTTCTTTAACTGTTCGATACTTAATAATGTATCTGGGTCAGCTTGTTTTAAAGTTTTAAACCCAGTTCTTACACCCTTACCAGTTTTCATGTAGCCATATACTTTCTTAATTCTAGAGGCTTCTATACTTTCCCCTTTGCGTAATAATTCCCAGTCTAAGATAGCTTTGATTAAGTTTTCTGTTACTGAAGGCTTATTGTTTTTAGTGTAGAAATATCCAGCAGTTCTAAGGTGTTGCTCAACGTTATTTAACAGATAATTATTACGTGCTAAGAAAAGCCACTCACCCTCACTGTAGTCTATATGTTCATAGCTGTTGTGGTAAGTAACACTTCCTTCATCTTCTCTAGGAATCCAAGTTTTATGTCTTCTCTTTTTAATACGCTTAACTATGTTAAGAGCTACATCATGCACTTTCTTAGGTACTCTGTAACTTTGCTCTAGGTATATTTCTTTACCAGCTAAATTAATAAAGTGATCCGTGTCAGCTCCTGCCCATTTATATATTGCTTGATCATCATCACCTGCTATATAAACATGTTCTAAATCTTGTGCAAGTTTATGAACACACTTCCATTGTAGAGCTGATAAGTCTTGAGCCTCATCTACAATCAACGCTTTTAACGGTGGACGTGTATCAAAATCAACAAAGCCAGAAAGCATATCTGTGTAGTCCATTAAGAAATTAGTTTGTTTAAAATTATTGTAGCTACTACAGAACCAATCAAAATGAATCCAACTTAAATCACCTTGAGCCACGTTCCACGCATCTCTATAACTTTTACAGGTATTACGTGCCATGTTTTCTAGGAATAACATATTGTCCCCTAGACTATTTAACGCCATTAAATTTTCACCGTCCCAAGCTGAGTTAATACGTTCACCTACTAACTTACTAAACGCTCTTAAATCTTTACGGTCTAGTATGTCCGACTTACTTAGTCCTTGCCAAAAATAACATAGAGAGTGTATAGTTCTAAAATATATAAGTTGGTCTTGTTCATAATCAAACTTATCTACAGCTCTGGTTAGAGCTTCAGTTGCAGCTTTTTTAGTAAACGCAAGATATGCTAATTCGTAAGGTTGTATGTCTTCTTTAAATAGTTCTTCTACCTTATTAAGTAAGAACGTTGTCTTACCAGTTCCAGGTGGTCCAAGAACTATGTTCCAACTCACAACATATCCTCTGTAAAATCATGAGCGTCTAGAGTTTCATCTCTATACTCAAACTCAGGTATGTACCAGACGTTAGTACCCCTACCTTTTAAATTCCAGAACACATGTTTAGCGTTAAGGTCTCTTAGTTTACTGGCAATCTTATTTGTTTCTAGTTCCGTAAACCTGTGTTTAATAAGAAACTCTTTTAAGTCTTTTATTCTAAAATAGGTTTTACCTTCTTCAGTGAATGGTTTACCTAATAATACTTCTTCCCTTGTACTAGCTTGAGCTAGGTCACTACAGAAAGATTCTAGTAGCTCAATAAACTGACCGTCTAATGAAACATCTGTACTAACTTCTATTATTTCCATACCATTGTCCATAAGAGTTTGTATTTGTGCTTGCCATGCACGTTCATTAGTTCTAGGTGGCATAATATTTAAAGTTTCCATACAACTACGTTGAAACTTAGTTTGATTTTGTAGTTGTTCAGTAGTAAGTTCAAGCCTTTTATCATCAATAGATAAAAACCAAAGGGGTGGCTTAGAATCTAATTTAGCTAGACTAGAAAAAGTAGGTGCAGTGTTGCCTTTACCTACGCCAAACTTACACGTTCTACATTTTTGTACGTCGCAGTAAGAACGGATAGGTTCATCATTACATTTATAGTTATATTCTTTTTTATCTAATGTGCTAATTAAAGTTAGTACTTCTTTAGCTGGTAAAGGTGGGCTTACAAATTTACGATTATATTCTTCTATGTCAGTTTGCCATACGTCAGGAGAAGCTTGTTTTAAATATACCCCCACGTTAAACAAACCATTATTACGAGTACCCTCAGGAAAACCCTGTTTGAGTAATGTTTTTAAACAAGGTGGTCCACCTTCCATTTCCTCTAGTTCTGGTACGCAAAGTTCTAGTAACTCTTCGCCAGTTACCTTACGACTATTAGCAAAAGCAATAAACTGCTCAGGAGTAAGCGACTCACCCTTAACATTAAACGCATATCTTATAGAAGTTTCACCACCAAAATATGGCATGTTCAACCAGCTACCTATATCACCACGGTCAACTAATACTTCCCTTTGTTTAGGAAATATTTCTACACCGCCATAACCAAGACCTGCTGCTAACTCTCTAAGTTTATCTTGCATATCTCCTGCACTTACCCAATCAGTAGTAAAACAGAAAATATGAGCACCACCACTTTTACTTCTACAAACTACTAAAGGTACTTTAAAAGATTCTACTTTCTTTACTAACTCTGGTAAGTCTAAGGGATAAGTATCTACATCAACTACTCCCCACTTAACTAGGTTATCTTCATTGATAGGAATTATACCTAGCCCAAGTTTACCTTCAAGATGTGACTTCCAATTATCTAAATTGGCTCCGATAGTTTTAATTGTTTTGGCTACGCCTTGTTGTTTTTGACCTGTGTTTTCACTATTGATAGTGAAAGTACCGTGAGCTCTTTTTGACCCTGCAAATAACTCACTAAATTGTTCTACTAAATCCAACAGTTTCTCCTTTAAAAAAGCTAGTGTGGTGAGAGCCCTAACTGGAGGACAGGAGCTTGGAGGCTCTACACCTTACAGCATCACTAGCAAGACTGAAATAAATCCCAAGCCCTGTCTAACAGATTATTAGAATGGTGCTTCTGACGTACTTTCGTTATCATTTGACTGGGATAAATTTACTTCACCCACAGTACTAGCAAAGTCTTTTGCTGCTTGATAGAAGAACATTTCATCTTCTCCTAACGGTCCATCTAATGTTATATTCCAACCAAACCAAGTACCACGGTCGTTAGACTCAGCTTTGGTTTTCATAACATACTTATGGCTAAAACTTGCAGGGGTAAACACTTTATCTCCCGAACGCATTTTTATACTCGCCATAACAGAGTTCCAAGTACGAGACTTTTTAAGCTGAGTACCAGCCATAGCAATCATCGCACTGTCATAACTACCGTCTTCACTCAAAGACAACACAAAGTGTGTCGCTGAAGTTTGTATATAGTTACCATTCTCTAACATATCTCTACCCATGTTATCTTTAGTAGTTTTAGACAAGATACTAGCGTCATCGTGTTGAGCTACTAGCCCACCCCCAGACTCTCTTGGTCCCCACTCTAAAAATAAACGCTTATAAGCCACAGGTAATGCTACCAATGGATTATCGTTTGTATAGAGTTTACCAGTGACAGTATTTATAATGTCACCAGCACTTGCACCTTCGACATACTTACCGTCGCTCTTCATTACCTCTGGGCTCATAGCCTGAAGTACTTTTAAGCGAGGTATAGTAATATCCTCGGCAGTCAACGTTTCTAGCCCACTGTTAGCATCTTCTATAAAAGCAGATGGTACAGCTACACTAGTATTTTCTTTTTCGCTTATAGCGTTTTCACTTTTTTCTTTACTCATTTTTTTATTACCTTAGTTTTTTGACCTATGTAAACATTAAAAGTTTCTAAAGGCAGGTCGGAACCTTTTTCCACTTGTTCCCTTACAAACGCTTTCAACGTCATAGGTTCGACATGCTTTTTTTGAGCCGTCTTATACCCATCTGTATCTAGAGTTTCTAAGAGCTTCTTAGCAGAGTCGTCTTCTTCCCTGCCAAAACTTACTGAAACTGTGTTTTTAATAATATCACTAAAGCCATTTTCATCTAGCCAAGCGAATGCTTCTTCACGGTTTTCATCTGTTATACGTGCTGAATAATAAGTTGAGGTAGTGATTTTATTACCGTCTTTAAGGGTAATTTCACTTAAACCTAATTCACTCAGCATATTAGGTATAATTATTTCGCTTAACTCTCTGGTCTTAGCTTTTAATTTACCCATTTGTTCTTCTAAATCAGCAAACCTAGACAATAGTTCGCCTAGCTCTTCTGATCTGTTAGTTAGTTCTTTTAAACTAATGTCGTTTATATTTTTTTCTTCTGGTTCAAACATTTGTAGTTACCTCCACGCAGTAATATTGATGTTCTCGGTTATCCCACTTTAATAATTTAGCCCTACCTCTATTATTTTGTAAAGCAAAATGTACGCATACACCAATCGCAGCAGGATCACCTATTAAAAGTAAATAGTCATCATCGGAAAAGTCTTTAAGTTTTTTACGAACCATACCAACAGTTGGTCCAGGGCTGAACATTAAATCAGGGTTGTCACCAAGTATAAAATCAAACTCACCATACTTTGAAGCAGAGAGAATGTTTTTATTTGCACTTGGCTTTTGAACTACATGTACTGTCATCTTGTTTCTTTTATCTTAAAGTTGGGCTACTTTTTACAGTAGCCCCATATTCACGGGAGATAACTATGAATAATTAATTACCTATATATAAATAATTAAGTAAATAAACTATACGCCTGATGTTATAAAAAATAAAGCCCTATGTTTATTTATAACCTATCACTATATAGGGAGATAGAAATTAAATATTTTTTAAAACGCAAAAGTAAGACTAATAGCCAATAGCGGTAATAGGGTTCGTGTAACGTTATATATTTAAAGACGTCAAAGGGTATTAGCAAAACCTATTGACTACCTATTGGCATAAAACACGTAATAGTATTTTAGAATTAAGTAGAAGTAGTTTATAGTTATATATAAGTAAGGGTAGTAAGTCCTGGACAAATAGATCAGGCTACAACGGTTAAGTTACGGCTTAACACCCTTACTTACTAAGAAACGAGACAAATGACAGAATTTATATTTAAGACAGATCCTTATGATCATCAACGCCAAGCCTTAACTGAGTCTTGTGATAAAGAAGAGTATGCTCTTTTTATGGAGATGGGTTGTGGTAAATCTAAAGTAGCTATAGATAACTTTGTACATCTGTATGGTCAAGCTAAAGTATATAATGTTTTAATTGTAGCCCCTAAAGGTGTTTATAATAATTGGATAGCTAAAGAAATACCATCACACATGCCAGACCATGTTACACACGACATAGTAAAGTGGCAAAGTAATCATACTAAGAAATTTGAAAGAGAAATGTCTAAACTTTTTGAGTTTGACCATAAACTAAAAATCCTTGTTATGAATATAGATGCCTTTAGTACTAAAAAAGGTTGTCAATATGCTAGTAGGTTTATACAACATAATAAAACTATGTTTATAATCGACGAAAGCACAACTATAAAAAACCCTGAAGCAAAACGCACAGCTAATTGTGTAAGGTTAGGTAAGTATGCACATTACAAAAGAATCTTAACAGGTTCACCTATCACTAAAAGTCCACTAGATTTATATAGTCAGTGTATGTTTTTAGATCCAGCAATATTAGGCTTTAGTAGTTTTTATTCTTTCCGTGCAAGATATGCAGACTTAGTAGAAAAACGTGGACACGGTAGAACTTTTAAGTTTGTTGCAGGATATAAAAATTTAGAAGAACTTAATGAAACTTTAGAAAAGTTTAGCCATAGAGTTTTAAAGAAAGACTGTTTAGATCTACCTGAAAAAGTTTATATGCGTAGAGAAATACAAATGACACCTGATCAAGCTAAAGCATATAAAGAATTACAAAACTTTTCAGTGACACTTTTAAAAAATTCTAAAACTGTAACCATAAACCATGTAATAACGCAAATCATACGTTTGCATCAGATTTCATGTGGATTCACAGTAACCGATGACGGAGTTACTACCGAAATATCTTCTCAGAGGCTTCCAGAATTGCTCTCTATTATAGAAGAAACTGATGGAAAGATGATTATTTGGGCAAACTACAGATATGACATACAACGTATAGAAAAAACCTTAAAAGAACTTTATGGTAATAATTCAGTAGGAACTTACTACGGTGGAGTTGAACAAGAAGAACGTGAAAGGGTAATTGAAGAGTTTCAAAACCCAGACAGTCCTCTTAGATTTTTTGTAGGTAATACTCAGACTGGTGGTTACGGTATAACATTGACTGCTGCTAGTACGGTGGTGTATTACAGTAACAACTATGATTTAGAAAAACGTCTACAATCAGAAGACCGTGCTCATCGTATAGGTCAAACTAATAAAGTTACTTACATAGATATTGTTTGTGAAAAAACAGTAGATGAAAAAATAGTAAAAGCATTAAGGAAGAAACAATCTATTGCTAGTTTAGTTCTAGGTGAAGATCGTATTACTGACTGGTTAGTCTAGCGTTTAAATAACTCATTAACAGCTTGTTGTGGGACAAGAGAAGTTACTCCCGAACCAAAGACAGGGAATAATAAATCTCCGTACAACTGGCTATTTCTTATAGAAGGATCTAAATTTTGAATTGATCGATTCCTTAAATAATCTCTGTTTCTGTTGTCTGCAAAAACATTATCCATTTGAAACTGAACGTTAGCTGGCATAGTGTAATTATTAGATGCCCCATAACCGTAGTCTATTGGTTGTTGAATATTAGGTTGAGCAAAACGACTTATGTATTCACCTGCTTGTAAACCAGACTGTGTTCCTTGTGGGCTTGTAGCACTATACACAGGTTCATTGGCTTGTGCTGTAGCTTGTGCGTCAGCTGGGTCTTGAGCCAAAAATCTTAAAAATGTGTCATTGTATTGTTGATTTAATCTAGCTAAGTCTGCACCTGTTGTGGGTGTCAACGTTGGATTAGCAACTGAACTTATCTCTTCGTCAGTAAGACCTGCATCAGTACCTGTAATTAAATTCATATCTTCAGCTGGTGTTGGTGGAAGGACAACTTGAGGTAAACTACCTATACCAGATGTATCTACTACTGGAGGAGCTGGTGCTGGTGCTGGTGCTGGTGCTGGTGTTGGCGATGGAACTACTTCCTCAGCAACTTCCTCACTTACTACTTCTACAACTGGGTCTTTAACAGGAGCAACAGGCATAACTGGGGCTGTAGTTTTTATTTCATCTTCTATTTCCTCTTCTACTGGATCTGTAAACACGGTTGGTATACCAAACATTTGGTCTTTTAACCCAGCTAATATGTCGTTATAGTTTAAAGTAACTCCAGGAATAGCTCCTAGACCACCACCTAAATCTATACTAGGCGTAGTAAAAGATCCGTCACCAGAAAACATAGGAATGCCTTCTTTAGACATATTAAGTATTTCTGCAGCTTGTTCTCTAGTTAGTGGTGAACCACCGTCTGCATATCCACGCAAATTTTTAAGTGTATCTGCCATGCTTTGGTTTGCTTCATTCATTCTTCTTGTATTTCCACCCATGCCTTGTGTCATTTGCAATTCTTTATCAATCATCTTAAGTTCATTAAGCAATGCCTTAAAAGTTTTTGGATTATCATCTAGAAACTCTCCTCTGTAATAACCCTTTTTAATACTCTCATTTATGTCTCTTCTTCTATCGTGCAAGTTTTCAACCGCTTCACTTGGATGTCCGTATGGATATTTAGGAATGCCAACAACTTCAACATCAACAGTCTCTGTGTTTTCAGCATCTGTTGGTGTTCCACCGTCTTGCATACGCATTAGGGGTTGGTTTTTAAATCTATCGTAAATACTCATATTAATAATTATACTTTAATTCTATTAGTGGGCTACCGCCTTTGTTCAGTTCTAATCCTTCTAAATTTATGCTCATGTCAGGAGTAGATATAGGTAACGCACTTGGTTGGTCTGGTTCTGCTTTACTAGTACCGCCTTCTTCTTGTCCATAGTATCTGCCTAATGCTCTAGCATTAGTCATAAAGGCTTGATTTTCTAAAAACTCTCCACGTTTTATTCTTTTATATAGTTTTTCTGGATTAAGAATCATTTCCTCAAAACTACCTTTTCTAACTTTACGCCTTACTTGATTTACAGCAGTGATTACCCTACCAGGACGAGTAAAAATTCCGACGTATGCCCTTGCTAAATTAGTAGTCATCGTCATTAGTTCATCATCACCTATTTTACCACCAACAGACTCTACATTAACACTTTTAATTATTTTATTGTAAGTGTTTAAACCGCTAACAAACTCGTCTCCAAACACAACTCTGAGACCTTCTCCATGTTGTTGTAAGTATTTACTAATAGCTTCAGGGCTATTGCTTCCTTTTTCTATAAAGTCTCTATAGATTAATTTTTGAAAATCAGCAATAGATTCTTCTGGTAAAACTTTTAATAATGTTTGTGTATTACTTATTCTACCGTCTTTCCATATTTCATCAAACAATGCTTCTGGTTCATTTCGATTCATAGCACTTTTTAATTTAAAAGCTAGAGCTTTTTCATCTGTGGGCAAGTTTTTTATATCTTCTAAATCTACATCATTTATAATTCTATTGCCGAAACTTTGTTTTAATACAACAGGATCACCTAAATCCAGTATAACAGGATTCACCCCTGTCTCTTCAAAAATTTCATCGTAACCTTGTTTAATAACATTTTGTTGCCCAATAACGCTACGTTCAATGTCTACAGCAGTTTCAGCTGAAAGATCAACTTCTCTTTGAAGTATGCCTCTTTGTACTCTCGTTCCTACATCACTTACGCCCATTACTTGTGGAGTTGTAAGTGTATCAATCACAGCTGCTCCAGCACTAGTGCCAGTTTTTTGTAAATCTTGAGTTGTTTCCCATGCATTTACGAAAGTCTCTTTGTCTATACCTATGCTAACAGGGTTAGCCCCCATAAATTTAGCAAAAGTTGCGAAAGCTGCATTACCACCTAATGACCATGCAGCAACAACTTTAGAATCATCTATAGCTGTTTGCATTATTTTTTCTGGTGTATAAGTTTCGTCTAATATGCCACGTTCTTTCATACCTTTAAGGTTTTGATAGCGCCACATAAAGTGAGCCATGGTCTCTCCACCAACTGTAAAAGTTAATGGTGCACCATAAAAACCAGCTGTAGCACCTGCTGCTGTGCCTGCTAATTGAAAAAATCCATTGTCTGTTATCGCAGTTGTGCCAGCTAATCCAAGACCACCCCCAACAACACTGCCTTGTACTGGACCAACCGTAGTACCATAAGCAAACCCTGCTAATCCTGCAGCAATTTCTAAAGCTAACGGTTCCATAACTGCTGTAACATCTGGCCAATCAATACCTGGAGGAGAAACAAATTGTTTGTTTCCAGTTTCTGGGTCTGTGTAAAGTACTCTATTAGTACGTGGCTCTATTTGTAAATTTAATTGTTCTAAAGTTGATCCAGGGTATGCTTCTAATAACAAGGCTTTTAATCCTCTGTCTCGTTGGTCAGCTGGTAAATACGCTGCATCTTTTTGTACTTGATACGGTGCACCTTTATCAACATTTATACCAGAACGTTCTACAGCTTGTATCTCAGCTGTGCGAGGAGAATACAGTTCTTTTAAATTTAAACCGAATGATTGTTGGTCTTCCCTAAGTGGTTGATCGCCAGGAATACCAAGACGTATAAGATCTCTTACAGCGTCGATTGGGTTTAAATTAAAATATCTATCTTTTACACTATTCGGTTTACCTAATATTGTGTCGAACACATCTGGACTGAGATTAGGAAATTTATCCATTAAATAATTTTTTACGTCAGGAGAAATAAGTTCTCTTTTTTGTGTTTTAGGACCATACCATCCAGGTTCGATTGTTTGTTCTGGTGGTGGTAAGACCATACCAGGAGGTCTACTATTATCTAGTATTAGCTTTTCGTCTATAACCTCATCAATATCTATAATATCATTTTGTGCCATTATTAATTACCTGTCTGCGGAGCTTTTTGTAAGAATATTTTAAACGCTATCATTTCTTCTTCTGATAAATTCATTACTAGGTTATCAAAATAAGCGTTTAATTCTGGTGGTCGGCTTCTTAATGCAGTGTATTTATTAAGTATTTCTCTAAAAGTGCCTTCTAGTTCAGTGTTCGTTTGTAAATCATAGTCTTTAGTAAATCCAAACTGTTGTCCTGTTTGACTGTCCATGGTAATTCTAGGATTGTAAGCTATGACATTATCATTGTCTTCGTCTACACTTTTGTCAACTACAAAAGTATTAGGTGTAATTAATTCACCAGGATTACCCAAACCATATGTGTAAGAAGTTTGATATTTTGTTTCATACTCATCAAGTTCTGATAATGTTTTAGCTACATTACCTTTAAGAGCTTCTATTCTAGTTTCATCAGGTTGATCATTTTCGTCAGTGATTCTGATTAAGTTAGTTGGTTTTATTAATTGCTTTAAGGCGTTTCTGTTTCTATTAATTAAGTTACGTCTGAATCTATTTGAAATATCAATAAAAGCGTTAAGTGATCTAGCTTGACCACCTTGTAGTTTGATAAACGATATCATATCTCTATCAGAAATAGCTCTTAAATCTAAACCACCTTTGTTAGGAGAATAAGTTGATGCTCCTACTAAAGCTAAATCAAATAAAGCTGCATCTAATGCATCTCCTACTACACCATTGTCTTCAAAAAACTTAGCTAAAGGACTTTCTCTAAATTCTGCATAACCTTCTGAGTTAGTAAAATTAGTAAACAAAGCATCTTTAGTTACTTTTTCGTCTCCAATATAAAAAGTAGCACCACCGTTTTTAGCGTCACCACCTAACACATTACTAAAAGCCTCAAAATTAATTCTTAGAGAATCTACAAATCTAGTTGCAGTACCTGCAAGATTATTGAAAGGTAAATCTTTTGCACCAGGATTAGCTTCTAAAAACTCTTTTAATATTCTATCTTGCTCTCCTGCTGAGCTAAAATAATTGAATACTGCTTGTTGAGTAGCGTCTGCTACACCTACTAACTCGTCATAGGCTTTTATGCCTTTGCCTTTTAATAAACGTTGCATGCCAGCTGAACCACTAGTAAAAGCAACTTCACCGTCTGCTCCCATAACGAAATTAAAACCACCGTCGTCTCTATATGCGTCAGGGTTAGCTATAAGTTGTTCCATGGTTACTAATTCTTGCTCGCCTGTAGATTTGTTTATAACAAATTTAGGTGCACCTCCAGGAATTCTTGTAAGGTCAAAACCTAATTCTTGTTGTGCTGTGTATTGATCAGGTGTTAACCATTTATTATCTTGTTGAACACCATCTTTATTTTTTATGCTGTATAATGTTAAATTTGTTGGGTCTTTGTGCCCTTCTCTCAATGTCGCTCCACCTTGTCTAGCAGGATCCCAAGCGTTGATTGCATCTTGATCCATCATTGTATGTAAAATGCCACCATCTTGAGTGTACACACTCATAGCTTGAACATCTGCATTTTTAGCAGGTCTTATATTTTCTGGGAAGTTTTTAGCGTACAGACTAAAAGCTGAATCAGATAAGGGTATAGTTAATTTATCTGTAAATTCACTATTATTACTTACGTCGTACATTTTAGGAGCTTTTAAACTTTGATCTCTTAACGCTTTATTAAGTGCTGCTTTATTTTTAAAGTCTAACATACCAAACTGCATTACTAAGTTATTGTAATCACTATACTTTTGTCTGTCTTCTGCTCGTAATTCTTTTTTGTAATTTAACTCACCTGATTTTTTAGCTGTAAAATAAGCTAAAGCACTTTCACTTAAAGCTGTGCTCCAATCATCTCCTTCAGCACCAGATTTAATTAGCTTAGAAGCTAACATTAACCACGGCAGACCTTCACTTGGTTTTGGTATATCCTCATTGTATTTTAATTTACCTTGTAATAATTCTGCTGCTGCGTAAATTTGATCCATATCAAAGTCTGTAGGATCTGACGCCAGTATTTCGCCTTTGGTTTTTATAATGTTTTTTACATCTTTTTCATTACCAGAAGCTAACATTTGAATAGAATCAATTTGACCTGTCTCTTGTCTTTTATCTAATACAGGTAATACTTCACCTGGGTTAGCTGGATCTGCACCTATATCTTCAACTAGATAGTCGGCTACATCTTGACCTACTAACGCCCCCATCTCTTCATTCATAGGGACACTCGGTATACCACTGGGCATCGTTTGAGACAGTTGTCTTCCTGCATTTATAGTAGCAGGCACATTACTTTGTTGAAAACTTGAATCTAGACCTTGGCTTTGTAACATAGCAGTAACACGCTCTCTAGGTATGCCAGTCTCTTTTATAATAGTTTCCATAGGAATATTACGATCGAGCATGTCCGATGCTTTTTGTTCGTTTAGAAATCTTAACGGATCAATTGCCATGTTTTATCCTATGTTGGTCTAGTAGCACCGTAAATTGCTGCTGCTGTACCTATGCCTTGCATTAATGAATTACTAGGGCTACTAGTACTAGATTGAGTTAAGTTAGTTCCGCCTAACGCTGGGGCGAACCCTGCAGCAGTTTGACCAAATTGACTAAAGAGCTGAGTAGGTAAGTTATATTGACCTACAAAGTTTTGATAGTTCATATCTAAGTTAGCTTGATCTAATCCACGTTGCATTCCGCCTATGCCTAATAAAGTTTGAGTATCTTGGTTTTGTAACCCAGCTAAACCTTGACCGAAACCAGCTAACTGACCGCCTACGTTAGAGCCAAACTGACCTAACCCTAGCCCTGTGGTAGCTATATCTCGCCCTACTCCACCATATATATTACTTAACCCTGTTCCTAACGCTCCAAGTCCTCCAGCGACGTTACCTTGTTGACCAGCAAAATTACCGTATAACTGTGCATTTTGAAGCTGTCTACGTTGTTGCTGTTCGAATGCTTGTTGTGCTTGATTTTGAGCTTGACTAAATCCACCAGCACGTATTCCGCCAACTGCTTCTGTTGCACCACGACCAAACTGTCGTGCTATCTCTTCTTGATTTAATCTACCTCTACTCCCACCAAACGCACCACTAGCCACTTGATTTGCTCTATCTTGTACAGAAGCTATACCAAACTGCCTATCTATATCTTGTAGAGTTTGATCTACTACTTGGTCTTCAAAAGGATTAAAATACCCTTGAGCCATTCCTGGATTAAAAGTGTTTGTACCTTGTGAACCTAAATTTTGAGCTGTTCTAAATTGTCCAGGTAACCCCCTTAACATTCCTGCTGCTTCTCTTACCGCACCTGCCCCTTCCTGACCAGCTTGTTGCATGTATTGAGTACCTATGTCACTGGCTCTTCTTACGTCTGACACACCTTGCTCGGCTAGTTGTTCACCTCTTCTAAAAAACGGTTGATAACTACCTATGCCTTCTGCTGCATTTTGAAACCCTTGTCGTTCTGCCCCGCTAAACCCAGCTATACGTGGGTCTGTGTAATTAAACGGAGAACCTCCCTCTTGACCCATGCTCTGTAATTTATTAACAAGGTCTTGATTCATCAACGGCATTATTCCAGGGACATTGGCTCCTGGCACACCAGCAAAAAACTGTTGTAAATATGCTGGTGGTAAACTTTCCTGTCTTGTGTAAGCTGTCTCTGTAGCCATTATGCTCTTCCTATGCCCATACTTTGAGCTTTGTTTTCATTTCTATCCATCATAGCGTATAGATTAGCTATGCCTGTGTCGTGGTTTCCGTTACCTATACCTGTTACTGCTTGTTTAGTCATCACGAACTCACCGTCCGCTAGTAGTGCAGGTACAGTATCTTCATCACCAGAACCTTCTGGGTCATTTATATCACCACCGTTTTCTCTTAAATCCATTTGAGGTATAGAACCACCGTCCATTAACTTAGCTATTCCGCCCCCAAACTTAGCTCCTATAGGCTGTTGTTGAAACTCAGGAAAAGCAATATCACCGTAACCTTGATCTAATAAACCAGCGTAGGTTTGGTTAATAGGGTCATACCCAGCAAAGCTAGAAGCTAATGCATTACCACCTCCAGGTAGTCCTACAGGTATGCCTGCTGTACTATATGCGTTACTTAATGTAGCTGGTGTTAAACCTCTGGTAAGATAAGGATTTGTTGCTGCTGGCATTTGTGCGTTACCTTCTTCTGCCCCTAACCCACTTAACATTGATCCTCCAACAGCTGTAACTCCTGCTTTTTGTAAAGGAGTTAAAGAACTAAAACTTAACCCTAAAGGTGTTGTACCATAAGATGTTCCAGTAGCTAAATTTGAGCCTAAAGAACCTAAATTTTGAAAAAATCCGCCTATACCTTGTTTAGTAGCTGTTGGTGCAGTTCTAGATAAAAAACTTCCACTGCCAGGAGTTATGGTGTCTGGTGTAATACCAGCCCCTACTGCCATATGAGCACCACCGTAAACTTTAGCTGCACTCGTTAATGAATCTTTAAAACTTCTGCCTTCTGCTGTTGAACCTATACCTTGTCCTATAGCAGCACCTGCTGGTCCACCGACTACAAACCCTACAACCGTGGCGATATCTCGTAAGTTTTTCTTAAAGAACTTTCCTACTTTTTTTAATCCACCCATTTACTTTTCCCTGGCTTTCTTTTTAATTTCACGTTCGTTCATCAAAAGTCTGAGGTCATGCCACCTGTAAAACTGTTTATTAACATCATCCCAAAACCATCCTTTAAAATCTTGTTGTTTTGTCATTGGATCAGTCATTGTTACTATTATTGTATATCAAACTTACCCAATTAAGAAAGGTTTTTTGATCTTTATTGTGTTTCATATAGTTTACCCTTTTACAAACGAGTTGTATATTGCTTATAACGTATTGACCTTCTGGGTCTATACGGTCTATTGATATGTTTGTCTCTCCTATTTCAGCGTGTGTTCTTACATGCGTCATTTCTACTCCTGAAAGAGCACATTTACCTTCTTGATTGAGATACAGTTGATATATTTCTTTTTTTCCTATGTCCCACTTATGTCCTTGTTTTTTACGACTGTATCGTAGTTGTACTACTAAGTTACGAATATAACTTTTAGGACTGCGATTCACTCGATGTACCGCTTGAGCTGTTTTACATTTTAAACATTGACGACGTTTGTGTTTTTGATCAAAAAATATAAAAAGTTTGACTTTTTTACAATCAACACAACGGTGATTAATTTTGTTGAGTTGTAACACTTACCGTGCCCAAACTAGCTGTAGTAGAGTAGCCAGAGTTTGTAGCGTAAAATTGAGACGTAAATAAATCTCTCCATAAAGTACCATCCCAACATTGTAATGTATTAGTATTTGTATTAAATACTAAAGAGCCGATATTAAAGAACCCTTCATTTCTTTCTACCGTATTCATTTGACGTGTATTATCAGGGTCGAACTGCCCTAAGTTGAGTTCTAGTACACGTACTAAACGGTTATACGTATCAGATTCTACCTGAGGAGACAAACTGATGGGTAAACGTGTAGGCAGTAGTTTGCTCATCTACGTCCATCAGGTTGTACATTAAGTCTTGTAGCTCCTAAACGCCACCCAACATTATCATTACCAGAACTACCAGCGTCGTCATCAGATTCAAGTCTAAATGTTATTTGTCTAGCTCTAGCTCGTATATCTGCTTTTGAAGTATCTGCAGCAATTTGACTTGTACTAGCTGTAGTTAATGTATCTCCTGGATAATCTCTAGTTTTTAATACCAGATTAACTTTACCTGAACTGCTGTTGCTCAAGAATTTAATATCTGGAATAATTCTGTTAATAAAAGCAAAATTTTCACCATCATCTATATCAACATCACTACTTTCTATAAACACATTTGTCATAGGACTGCCGTCATTATCATAACCAAACTCTTGTTCATACAAGTAACTACCTGTCGTAGCTCTAGGATAATTTTCTACACCAGAATCTAACCATGCTGTTCTATTTAACTGACCTATAGTCCAGACTTTTTCTGCGTAATTGTAAATAACATAACGATCAATATCATCAGAACTAGCGGAAGGGTAAAACCAACCTACTTCATTAAATTCACTATTATTGAAAGCAAACACTTTAAAAGCCTGACCTGGATTAAAGTCATCAAATACATAACTCAAGACACTACAAGGTATTTTTTGCACTGATCCGTTATATACATAAAAACTATCGTAACCCATCCAGTAAACTCCACTAGAACTGCTAATAGCTCCCTTAGGACTTACAAGACCACTACTGTCATTAATTAAATTTAAACCGAATGTAAACGGTGGTCCAATAAACTGCATAGAGTATAAAGCTGTATCAGTCCAGATCAATACTTCTTGTCTAGCTTTTACACCTCCGATAATTTGACTACCTTCAGAAAGTCTTAAACTACCTGCTGTGTTTGTATTACTGGGATTAAAGTCAAGTGGATTTTCTTGATCACTAAAAGCTATGAGCATAGGATCAATAACTCCTGTTCTAGAACTACCTGATATAGCATCAGCTCCTAAAACTATAACATGTCTATCGGTTTCGCTAACAAGAACTTGTAGCCCTAGTGTAGGAACTAAATCTGCTCCGCTTTGTGTGGCTAAGTTATAAGCTCTTGTTGTCACACCGTTAGTCGCGTCCCAATAATATACTCCTCCGCCACGTGGATTTATAAGTAAGTCCTCACCGAAATTATCGTGTGACCAAAGTCTTAACTGATTACCTAAAGTTAAAGCAGTTGTGCTGCCCCATGTACTGTCTCCCCAAAGCCCTACACCCCAACCTGTAGAAGTAACAAAAATATCTAATCCTATGGTAACTTGATAAGCCCCTACTGTAGATCCACCACCGTTTCCGCTGTCACCTGCTGCTGCTAAAACTGTAGCTCCACTTGTATCTTTAGCTTCTATCGTATAGGAGTTAGCATTTACAATCGTGGCTATTTCATATTCTTGATTTAACACAGCAGCAACAATATTTCCACCTAGACTAACTGCTCCACTATAGGTAACAAAGTCACCAACTACTGCTCCGTGTGCTGTATCACTAACTGTAATTGTAGCATCTCCGTTGCCTACTTTAGCAAAAGTAACATCCCCAGCACTAGTGGTAGATCTTAAAGGAGTTATATCGTTAAAAGTTGAACCTTCTTCTATGTAGTATTTTTTGTTTGTGCCTAACCCTAAAAGTTTTGTGCCTGCTAAAGTAAGCCAACCGTGTAAAGCTCTACATGTACCTAAAAACGTAGTGAGGTTATCTTTACGCCAACCACCTATTTTTTGTGGTCTGCCTGCTTTGAACCTAACTAAGTTAGCATCAAACCAACCGCCCTCATTATCGTAATCGGTACCTTCTCTAGATACTCCTGGACGAAAAACAAATTTGTTAAGTGGCATTTTGACCCTCAAACATATCTGATTCTGCTTCTCTTCTTCTTACTAAACCTTCTAAAATTTTTCCACCTGCTTTGTTCCAACGTTTCATTTGAGCTGGAACTTCATCATATTTTCCTTCATTTAAAATTCGTAGCATACTAGATTTTTTTAAATTGTTTGGTCCTAAATTGTAAACCCAAGAAACTAAAGCATCAAATTGACATTGATTTATAGGTACAGTTACTAAAGAGTTGATATAATGTTCGTATTCCTCTTCAAGTTCTCGCCATAACATAAATTCTGCTTTTTCTTCTGACCACTTGTCACCTTCTTGTACGTCCTTAGTATGACCATAACCTATAGTCCATACACCTGCGGCACATTGATATGCTTCAAGTTCACAACCTTCGAAAGATTTTATGAGTTCATACCCAGCGTCTGAAATATGCATTAAATTGCTACTATTCCTGTCAAAGATGCCAGCAAGAGTGTCGCCATAAAACCCAAAGTTCCAAACATTGCCATCTTTAATGTTCCGTTTAGATCGTTCATTTCTTTTTTTATATCTGCTGTTTCTGCAAAAATAGTTTTCCATCTTTCCTCGCATTTTGCTTCATGTGCTCGTAAATCTGACGCTACATCATGTGCTGTTTTTCTATTCGCCATCTTTATCAGGAGTATTAGAAGCACCAAAATAGAAAGAAATTACAGCACTTGCTAGACCTCCTAAATAACCTAGCACTAAGTTAATTAATGCTTCGCTGTTTTGCTCTGGTGGTTGTAGTGTCACTAAAAATATGTAGCCCATAAACCCACCTACAACAACTGTACCCATAATTCTAGCTGTCCAGTCTTTACTAAACTTGCCTCTAGCGTCAGCTTTATCTTGAACTTCTAGTTTAAATACATCTACTTCTAATTCTTTCATGTGTAACTCAAAACTTTGTTCTGCTTTTTTAAGCTCAAGCATTTGTTCAGGAGTAGCTGATTGAATAGCTTTATTAATAGATTTAGGATCTGATTGACAACCTAACACACCTGCGATAACCGATGCTGCTTGACCACCTAACGGACCACCTAAAGCTGAACCGAGTGTTGGGGCTAAAGCTCCAACCATATTTTTTATTAAATCAAACTTCATATTACCCCGCTAGTGGATTACCACTTTCTAGTTTAGATATCTCTTTATCAAGACTAATTAAATCGGCTTTAATTGTAGCGATATCTGTTTTAATTTCTGTAACATCTGGTATGTTTAAATTGTCAATTTCTTTTTCTAAAAATTGAACAGCTGTTTCAATCTTACCAAACCTTTCTTCTATAACTTTTTGTGCTTGTTCAGTATCGCCTATACCACCAATCTTAGCTTCAAGGTTATCTATTCTATTAACATAAGTAGCACCAGTATAGCCAAAACCAGCGAGGGTTGTTACAATACCAGCTAAAGCGATTACTTGTGTTGTTTTATTTTCAAACCAATTCATACATTCTCCTATAAATTAGGTTGCATTTTTTTCAATTTAGATAAAGTATCTATACTTTGACTTGCTAAACCGTAGAATGCTTGAGTATTATCATTTAATATTTTAGTATATATTACACGTTCTGAATACCATTTTTCTTGATCTGGTAGAGAAACTGTTTGGTATTGATTAAAGTCAGGAACATAGCCTATTAAAGCTATTAGTTTAGATTCATCTCCGTACTCTCCTGTATCTTGTTGTTTTTGTTCTATTTCTTCTTGCTGTGCTTCTATATTTGCAGCAATAATTTTATCTGCTATTTGATCTGCTTCCGAAGTTGTTGATACATCTGCTACAGCAGTAACGATTTCATTTTGAACATTTTGTACTTGTATATCAGCAACAAGTACTTCTGCTGTTGTTTCTACATCGGTGTCTATATTTGAAATACTTGTAGATGAGGATACTGTATCAGTTACACTCATAGTTAATGTTTGATTTGTTTGAGCTGAGGAAGAAGCAAATTGATCTGACATACTTGGCGAACTACTCGTACTTATTCCTGTGTTAGAAGAAGAACTTACTGAGTTACCTGCAGCAACACTATTGCCTGTAGCGTGAACAGAATTACCAGAGTTAGTACCACTAACACTTTGATTTGCGGTTATTATTGTAGAAGCAACCACACGTAAAGCAGTTGCTTTACTAATAGAGCTTTCTCCTTTTATATTTTCTCTTTCAGTTATTTGAAATTCTTCTTGAAACTTTTCTTCTGTTACTTCTTCTCTTTCTATACGTTCTTCTTCTACTTCAGCCTCAGCCATGCGTTCTTCTATGGCTTCAAAGACTTCCTCAACAGCTTCCTCTTCAAATATTTCTTCTATAAACTCTTCTTCTGGATCATCAAGATCTGCAAGTTCATCTTCCATCCTTGTCTCTTCCTCAAACCATTCTTCCAGTTCTTCAATAGTTTCTAATT